TCGCCGCCATTGGCCGCCTTCCGCCCCGCCGCCTCGGCCTCGTAGAGCGGAAGGGCGTCGACGCCAACCATCGCCCGCTGCGACGTCGTCAGGTGGCGGCGCTTCAGGTTCAGGGCGATGACGTACGACACCATTGACTCGCCGTCATTCAGCTCAAGGTTGGTCGTCGGACATTTGATGCCAAGCCGATCGCACGCGAGCCAGCGGTGGCGGCCATCGACGATCTGTCCCTCGTGCATCAGGACCGGCACGCGAACGCCGTTCGCCTTGATGTCATCCACGAGCGCCTCGAACTGCTCGTCCGTCATCCTCGGGAACAGCTCGACGACGTCGTGGAACGGGTGGTCGCTCATGAGTCGCCCCCGATCTTCCCGCGCATGTTCCAGGCACCGATGAACGACTCGTCCACCAGCTTCGCCCCGCAGTGGCGGCAGACGACCGAACCGATCCACTCCTCGTTCTTGTCAAGCCACGAGGGCGTGCGGCAGATGAGCGGCACCATGACGGCGTTGCACACGTCGCACTCGCACTCGCCGCCCGCTTCGGCGACCTCGATGATCTCGCGGAAGTGGGCGCGCTGTTGCTTTCGGGCGGATTCCACATGAAGGGCGTGCAGCGTTGATTTGATCTGGAAAGGCTTGTTCACTTGACGACCCCCTCCTCCCGCCCCTGCTCCACCGCGAGCGGCAGCAGGACGAGACAGGCGACCAGGTAGAACGGCAGAGCGATCAGGGACAGGATGCGGTGCATGGGTGCCTCCGTATCGCCCGGGGCAGGCCGAAGCCCGCCCCGGGCACGAACGAGGAGAAGAAGAATCAGAACGGGATGTCCGCCTCGGAGATCGGAGCCGCCGGCGCCGGCTTCGGCTGCGGCGTGCCCTGGTGGTAGAACGCCACCTTCTCGCGGGTGCCGTACTGCTCCGAAGTCTCGTGCTTGATCCGCACCCGGCACATGCAGCCCAGGAAGGACTCGGGCGTCAGCGTGCCGTCCTTCAGCTCGTCGAGCAGCCCGAGGGCGGCACACTTGTTCCCGACGACGCCCTTGGCCGCGTCGCTGAAGGTGAGGTAGTCCCACACCTTGCGCGTCGAGCCGTCGTGGTCGATCTCGAGCGTCAGGGCGATCATCGGATTGCCCGCCTTGCTCGTCTTGGCCTCCGCGACGGCGATCACCGCCTCGTAGTCGCCCTTCGGCAGCGGCTCGAACTCGGGGCCGGCGTCGGGGTCGAAGTCGCCGAACGCGGTGGGGTCGTAGTGGAAGTCATTCACGCCTGAATCTCCTGCTCGAGCTTGCTGATGACAGCCGACACCTCGTCGGCCTTGATGTCCGTGATGGCCTCGGCGTTCATGCGGCTCATGAACTTTGCGAGCCTCTCGTCCCCACCCTTGACCATGCCGGTCAGATGACGCAGACGCTCGGCCTGCTCCTCCGTCGCAAACACCGCCTGCTCGACGTCGGCGAACAGGTCCGGGCCGACCGCGTCCGAGATGGCTTCGAACGACCACTCGAACTGGCCCTGGTCCTCGAACCATTTCGGGCGGCACTTCTCGACGCGGGCCATGCGCTTCTTGCCGATCGTCCGCAGGGCGAACACGACGTCGGCGAAGTACGGCAAATCCGCCCAGCCCGCAGGCTTCGTGCCCGCCTCCTTGCCCGCGTCCCACCTCGGAGCCTCGTGGCTCGTGAGCACGATGTTCATGTCGGCCGCATCCATCATGCGGATGAGGGCCTTGCTCTTGCTCTTGGCGTACGCCGTGTGCTTGCCGAACTCGTCGCCCTTGAGGGCCATGCCCTCCTCGACCGCCGTGTCGAACAGCGTGGTAAACGGATCGAGCACGATCGTCTTGTACGGGTGCGACTCGGTCGCCAGGGCTCTCACCTCGCGGATGACCTCGTCGATCGACGACGTGCGAAAGACGGCCCCGGCGCTCCGCTCAATGATCTCGCCGTAGTAGTCCGTTCCGCCCTCGGTGTCGATGATGTAGGGGGAGGGGAACTGGATGGCTGCCGTCGTCTTCCCAGCCCCGGGCGGGCCGTAGATGAGACACCGCAGCCGCGGCTTGCGCCGCTGCTTCGTCGCTCTGAGTGCCATGATGGGCTCCTCGGTTCTGCCGCTGTGTGTTCGGCTGGCCGGCCGCGGCGTCCGGCGTGCCGTGATTCGTGAAACCCCGTGGCCGCCCGGAGGCGACACACGGGGGCAAATACCCCCACCACAGGAGGATCAGTCGAAGATGCGGCGGATCGCCTGAGCGGCCAGGATGACCTGGGCAAACACGTCGTCGATCTCGCGATCGTACGGCAGGCCCGCGAGCTTCCGCTGCATCTGCTGCACGAGCCATTTCTGGTCCTCGTGCCACTCGAGCACGCACATCGGCTCGATGCGCTTGGCGAGGTCACGGAGGTCGTCGTCGGACACGCTGCGCTTCACGATGGCACTCATGATCCGAACCCCGAAAACCGGTTGTTCATGGCCTGCCACTCGGGCGTGTTCCGCTCGCCGGCCCAGTCCCGCTGCGGGGCTCGGGTGTGCCACTCGACGATCGGCTTGACGCCGGTGTGGGCGTCGATGATGGCGCAGTGCATCCCGATCCGCTCGGGGTCGTCGCCGAACTCGTGGGCCATGTGCATGTCCACCCAGCCCTCGCGGCCGGCGGAGACGGTGCCCCACCACAGGTACTTATCCGGGTGACGAAGGAGGGCGTAGGTGTTCACAGCACGTCCTCCAGCGTGACGACCGTCTGATCGATCGTGTCGTAGATGACGGCCTCGGACCAGCCGCCCTGCGAGGCGGCCCCACGAGCACGCTGCTCGCGGGCCTTGCGGGCTCCCTCGAGGGTGCGGTGGCGGCTGATGGTCTTGCCCTCGCGGGCGGGGCAGGCCGCTCCTGCGAGCGGCTGACGCAGTTCGTAGCGGACTCGTCGCTGGTTCATGTCGGACTCCCTGGTTCGTGGTTCGGTCGGGCGGGGCGTCCTGCCCCCTCGCGGCTCCGTGCCGGCCCGACTCGCTAAGGCTAACGGGGTCATCGGCCACTGGGAAGGCCCGTCTTGAGCCCGATTCCAAAAAAAATCGCCCCGCCGCGGGGAGGCCCGGGCGGGGCGGGTGAGCAGGGCGTGGACCGGCTCAGGGGGTCGGGTCGAAGGCGAGGCCCTGATCCGTCAGCACCTGCCCGCCCCAGACCGTGGGATTCACGTCGAACGTGATGTTCTGGAGGCCGCTGCGGAAGTTGACCGTCCCACCGTACACCTGCATACCGCTCTCGATCGTCACCGCCGTCTGCGTGTTGGCGGCGAACGTGAGCAGGCCGCCGTACACCTTCGGTTGCGAGCCGAACCACTCGCCCCCGTTGTTGCCCGAGTCCGGCGAACCGTTCGCGTTGATGACGCCGCCCAACTGCTCGAGGGTACCGTAGATGCCCGAATCATTCATCGTCAGAGTGCCGCCCCAGATGGTGACGTTGTTGATGTCGGACTCGCTGACGACAGTACCCGAACCCAAGAACAGGGTGCCACCCGACACGCCGTCCTCGATCGTGCACTGAGCACGCGGGCACTCGGTCATCGTCACGGTCGGTGCGCCGGATCCGTTTTGAATCCGCACTTCGCCGATGCAGTTGACACCCAAGATGTACACCGCAAGTCCGGTCGTATCCTTCAGCACAACCGCGTCGGAACCACGGGCTGTCTGAGAAATGATCCAAACGGGCAGGTCACCCGACCAAAGGAAACGACCCGACGCGCGGATGTTGGCGACGTTGCCGTTGATCTGCAGCGGGTACTCGTTGCCGATGTCGCCGACGTTCCCCGTGAAACCGACGTTCACCGACAGGTTTGCCAGGCTCACGCTCGACTGGTCGAGGCCGTACAGGATGTCGAAGTCGCCGTCCGCGATGACCACGGAATCGGAGTTCGTCGGCACGGCATTGGTGGACCAGTTCGCCGCGGTGTTCCAATCGTTCGGGCCGGCGTTTGACGTGCCCGTCGCGTCGGTCGTCGTGCCAGCGCCGCCGGTCACCGCCGAAGCGAAGTAGAACGGGACGCCGGCGGTGTTCGCCGTGAGCGTCACGACGTTGCTGGCCGCCGTGAACGTGATCGCCTGAAACAGACTCTGCGAGGAAGCTGCACATGCAACCTGCAGAGCAGCTGCGATCGTCGTCTCGTTGGTTCCGCTGGGCGTGATGCTGACACTCTGCGTCGTGCTCCCGTCCTCGGCGGTCAGCGTGATCGACAGTGCGGTTTCGCTGTCGTTGAAGTCGTTGTTGAGCGTGACGGTGGACACCTGGGCCACCGCCGTCGCTCCACCAAGCCACTTGATGGTTGCCATTGTCCCTGCCTCACTCTCCCCGCAACATCGCGGGCGTCACTTCGATCGATCGCGGCACGTCGTCCACGCGGACGAAATCGTCACCGATCCACTGGTACACCGCCCCTGTCCGCATGTGAAACCGGATCCGCGTCCGAGCATCCGTGCCCACGTCGCCGATGTCTACACGCTGGGCAGACTGCGAAAACGAAGCCGCATTCGTGGGCACCCACGTCGTGCCGTCGGCGTACTCGGTCCTGGTATCCCACGTGATGAGCTCGATGTCGGCCACCTGATAGCCGGCGGCCTCGATCCTACCGATGAGATAGTCCCGCAGGCTCGGCATCAGGCGATCCTCAGAATGGTGATGTGACAGTATCCGAGGCCACCGCGCCATTCGAACGTGGCCGATCCGGACGCTCGAGCACCGGTGATCTTGAACGAGTCGCCGTTGTCGAGCGGGATGATGCACGACAACGAGCCGGACTGCCAGTCATGGACCGCGTTGTCGGTCACGCCCGACGTACGACAAGGGTACGTCTCCGCGTAGCCTGAGCCGGTGTCCACCATCAGGCGAGCGTACCAGGCCGACAGCGTCGAACTGCCGTTCTGGTTGGCGTTCACCGATGCGGTGATCATGTACACGCCATCCGCCGACACGGTGAATGCACCGCTCGATACCGACACGAACGAAGCCGTGCGATTCGCCGTGTCGAATGGGACATCGGTTTCCGAGGTCGTGAATGTGCTGCTGTTCGATCCGGCGTAGTACGACGCACCGTCGATCAGACTCGCGATCGTCGGATTCCCGGACACACCGTCGCCGTCCGTCACCGTGATGCCGGTACCGGCGGTGATCGTCCGATTCTCGAAGTCCGTCGGGGCAGACCTCGCGATGATCCCGTTGCCCTTGATGTCGGCGTACTTGATCCGCGCGTCGATCGCCGTCTCTGCGTCCGACGTCCTCGACGCCAACTCGTCCAAGGCGCCATCGACATCGAGCGGCGAGCCCGTCCAGTCGTCCGGCTCTCGCTGGGCGTACGGGATGTTCGCGGCGTCGCTCATGTCAGCAGGTAGTCCAGGCGGCAGGACGGGTCTGCCCCGGTATCGGGAGCCGCGCAGCGGAGGCGGACGGCCAGCACGCCGGCGACGGGCACCCGCGGGTAGCCACGGGTGCCGGACAACAGCACGATCGCCGGATCGAAGTCCACCCACACCTTGCGGTCCTCGTCCACCGTCCACTGCAGCGTCAGCGCCCCCAACGTCCAGCTGTACGTCGCGTCGTCATGATCGACGGCGAGGGCCAGCCTGGTGGACGCGCCGACCTCGATGGCCTGCGACCTCCAGCCGGTCGTGGTCAGGTTGACGCTGATGAACGGCATCCGCATCCCTTCTTTGGCTTCGCCGGCCGCAGCCGCTGCCACAGCCGCTTCAGCCTCATGATACAGCCGCAGCCGGGGGCATCCTCGATGGCCACGAACGGCCACGAGGTTCGCACCCGGAGGCGAAGCGGCCACGGCTTCCCAATCCAGTCGATGCCCAGCCAGCGGTGGACGGTGACGGCGACGGCCGGCTGCATCGTCCTGACATCGATGCCGTTGGCCGTGAGCATGACCCGGCGGCGATAGGCGGCACGCAGCGTCTCGTTGCCTGTGAACGACTGGCATTGGACGAGGCAGGTACCAGGGCTCACCGTGCCCGCGCCGTAGATGCCCAGGGCACACCGGCCTGCGTGCCTGCTCGTCGGATCGTAGTGGACGCAACCGCTGTGCATCAGACGGCCTGCAATGTCAAAGCGTTGATGGGCAGGAAGTCGTCACGCCTCACGAATTTTTGTTCGTTTGGTGGCTGAGCCTGACTCGCAAATCGGCAGAAACGATAGTTGCCAAGCGGACAAACCGATTCTGGACCGATGCGCACAAACCAGCCAATGAAGTTGGTTCTAAAAATCCAGCGGCTTTCGCCGAGAGGCCATAACGAATCGTTCGGTACGCACGTCGTCGCCCCACATCCACCCCATCCGGAACAGGATTGGCACGGGACGGTGAACTCGCCGCGCGTCAAACATTCGATGCGCGTGATGGCCGGGTTGTATCGCCCTTCATACAGCAATGGCTGTTCCGGAGAAATGGAAAGCGGGTCGCCTACGGCGCAGTCTTCAAACGTGATCGTTGTAAGAACCGGGCATTCGTCCGGATCAGCAAAGTTGCATGATCCAACAGTCGGATTGCAGGGCGGACCCACGGGCGTACCGTCGTGGCGGCAGCACAGCCTGGACAACGCCGGAATGACAATGGTAAACGTGTTCGGGCACAGTTCCGGAGTGCATTCGGTGCAACTGGTCGGCGGAGCCTCGATGACGCAGCACGCGCTCGGTTCGCCGGGCGGTCCTTCGCATTCGTCGTAACACACCTCAATGGAAACAAGCGGCGTGTCCGAGTTCACGAAGACGCTCGGACGGATCACCTCGAAGCAGTACAGATTGCCGTTGAGCGTGATCTGCACGACGTCGCATCCATCCGGGACAGAACCGACGGCAGCGTACTGCGTCGTTTGCGACGCATCCAACGGCGGACTCTGGCTCGTCGGGCACGGCCCGCACCACTGCAACACGAAGACTTCGATCGGAACGATCACCTCCTCGCAGCAGTCCGGATTGTCGCAGGTCGAAGTCGACGGCTGACCGAAGACGGCAGGACACGCCGCCACCACGTCGAGGAAGATGCTGCCCGGTTCGGGCGACACGCTGAAACAAAGCGGGCCGCCCGGAAGTCCGCCCTGGCCGTCCGGGACTTCGACGATGTACGTTCCACCGGGCTCGTAGATACCTGGCAGTTCGCCCTGGTCGTTCGTGCAGATGCCGGCGCCGCCGCCGATCAATGCCTGGGCAACACCCTGCCCGCAGACGAGCCCGAACTGCAAGGCGTTCAGCCCGGGCGAGAACGATCCTTCGTCACACGGACAAAGGATGATCGGGTAACAGACTGGACCGCCAGTGCAGCAACATGTCCAATGCGCGTGCGTCATCAGCACTGGCCATCCACGGCATTCCAGTATGAGAACCAGTACTCCACCACTGCCGGCTCTTCCGGTTCATCAGCCGGGGCCTTGATCGTGGACATCCGGACGAGCGTACTGGCAGGCACGGGCTTGATGGCGAAAGTACCAGGCAGAGTATCCACGTCCACGCCGATGCCCTCGACGCCGGTGCCGTCGTTGGGGTTCTCGAGCACGTTATAGGCGTTGCCGTCGTTGACGCTGCTGCGTCCTTCCGGATCCGGCGCCCATGTGCCGTACCCGCGTCCGTTCTTCTTGGCCTCGATCCACTGGTACTCCCACCGATTCGGCTGCCCGCTCACCGGCGTCGAGTTCAGGATGATCGCCCAGAATCCAGGCACGTCGCGACGACGCACATATTGATCCGGCTTCTTGAACGCAATCCGCCGGCGGTTCGACTCGAACCATTGCAGAGCGTCCATCGCCCGGTTGAGCAACTCGGGCGTGAGCTTGTTCTGGCCGCTGTTGAACCTGGGGTAGTACGTCACAGCGGCGGCAACCCAAGCACGGCTTGGAAGTCGGCGAAGTTGCGAAAAGGCTGGATTACAAAGCAGTCGATCAGATCGCCCGTGTCAGGATCGAACGTGCCGATCTGACGCATGTGGAAGAACTCGTCCTGCACGAAGGTGTGCGTCACGCGGAACCGGTTCGGTGCGATGCGGTTCGATCGGGCGCCCGTGTACAGGATGCTGCCGACAGCACCGCCTAGGAATGTCACGTTGTTCCGTCGGCCGCTTGCCGTGGCGAACGTGGCAAAGTCCGGAAAGCCCTCGACGATGATGGAGATGTCGGCCCGGATCGTGCGCACCGGCAGACTCGTCGGCCGGCCATCCACGGCAATGATCTCTCCGATCGTCGTCGGCTGCGGCGGGAGCGGGGGCAGGCCATTGGTGTAGAAGTCTGCACCCTGAACGTAGAAGTCCTGGAACTCGACTTCGTTGTCCACGTTCACCTCGACGAACCCGGGCTCGGTCGGGTCGTCGCCGCCGGGGTCCGTGGGCGATACCGGCTGGTACGTCCACTCGACGACCCATGCGTACCGGTTCTCGCGCGTCTGCGACACGCGGAACTCGGACGCCCGCAGCGACGGATCTTCCGGGTGGGCGTCGCCGACCTGGACGCCGACGGCACGCCACGCCAGCGTCGCCGTCGCCACCTGTGCCTCGACGCTCGGATCCTTCGGCGTGACGGACCACTGGATTCTCCGGCGGTCCCGCTCGCCCGATCGCTCGAACGATTCGCCACCGATGACGCGGGCAACCCGCACCTGGGGATTCGCGCCGAACTCGCCCGTGCCGGGGAATGCGCTCATGTGAATGCCCCTCCGGACTGGGCCGCGTTGACGCCGTCTCGGATGTCACGCAGCAGCCTGGTCTGCTGCTGCGACTGCGTCAGCATGTTGCGCTGGATCTGCTGCTCGACGCCGGCGTTGAAGCCGCCGATCGCCGTGCTGACGGACTCGATGCCGGACGCGACGGCCGTGGTGATCGCCTGCGTCACGGCGGCCAGCGGCTTGTCCAGAGCCGACGACGTGGGCAGGAAGCCGGGGCCGGGGGTGAACGGTGTGCCCTCGTTGCCTCTGCCGCCCGTGCTGAACTCCCCATACCCGCGAGGGCGCAGGAATGCGGCGCCTGGCAACCCGGTGTACTGAGAGGTGTATGCCAGCGCTCGCTGAAACTCTCGCCGCGCCTCCTCCATCAAGACCTGCGTGGACATTTCCGCCATTTCACGTTCGCGGCGCAACCTCTCGCGTGCGGCCTCCGAACGGGTTTCCGTTGCGCCACGCTCGTCGGGTGCCAGCGAGGTGTCTGGCGTCAAACCAAGAAGGCCGCCAAAAACGGAATTTGCGACGATGTCGCGAAGCAGCCCGAGAACACCACTCAGCGACAGCTCTGTGTCCTTCACACGGCGAAGCCAGATCGTCCACTCTTCGGCCATTGCTTGAAGTGCAGGCGCCAATCCGGTTGCCAACTCGACGCCAAGCCCACTGAATGTCGCCCTCAGTTTCGTCATCGAGTCGTTGTAGTCTTCGAGGGCCTTTGCCGAATCGTCCGTAACGACTCCATTAAGCCTGCGAAACTCAGCCGTCATCGATGCAAGGCCGATGCGGCCGTTCTCGAGCATCTGGACCATCGCCACGCCTTCGGCGTCAAACAGCTTGAACGCGAGGCGAACTCGGTCGGCCTGGTTTGTCACTTTGGCGAACGCATCCGCCAGCACGCCCATCTTGTCTTCAAGCGAAAGACCGACGAACTTTTCGGCGTTGATGCCCAGTTCCGCCAGCGCGTCTTTGGCTTCCCCGGTGCCCATCGCGGCTTCCGCAGACCGTCGCGTCAATCGTTGCAACGCCATCCGGAACTGATTGGCTTGGATTCCGGACAGTTCAGCTGCGTGCTCGAACTCTCGCAAAGACTGGACGGTCACGCCGACGCGGCGGGCGAACTTCGCCTGCTCATCGATGATCGCAGCCGTGCGGTCGACGAATGCAAGAAGTCCGGTCGCCGCGCCGGTGATTGCGCCGCCAATCTGAGTGAACGATTCCCGAGCCTTCTTCGCCAATCCGTCAAAGGCAGCGCCCACGGTTGCCCGCATCTTGGCAAACCGGCCTTCGATCTTTCCGACCTGAGTGCGTGCCGTTGACACGGCACCTGACAAACCCTGCTTGAGCTTGTCGAACCGGGCACTGATCTCGACGAATGCTTCGGCGATCTTCACGACGGACGCACCAATCCGAAGGCATGGGCGATCGACTTGACCGCCTGCGGGTCACGCACGGGCTCGGCCTTGCTGTCGGCACCGAGCCCGAGGAACGGCAGCACCGATCGATATCGCCGAGTCACCGCAACGCACTGACGCAGCGACCACCCCGCCACCTCGTCCAGGGACGAGTTGGACAGGTGGGCGGCGATCAGTGCAAGGTCCATCAGGTCACCGCCTCCTCGGCCCGGTGAGGGTCCGGATCCGCGTCCGGCTGTGCCATCACCCTGGCACCGATCGACGCCAGGCGGTCGAGCGATCCGAGCAAGTCCATGACTCGATCGATGCCGACCTGCGGATGTGCCTTCCGGAACGAGCGGTGGACGAGCCAGAGCATCCCGCTCATCGTCTCCGCCGCCTGCATCATCGCGTCGAAGGCGACGAGCTTCTTGCCCTCGCGCTCGCCCACCCATTCCGCGAACGCCGACCAGTCACGCAGGGTGAGCGGGTGCAGCGTGTACGTCTGCCCGTCGCTGAGGACGAACTCGATCCCGGTATCCAGCATTGTCTGTTCCTATCAACCGCCGGCAGTCTGTTCGGTGTAGGTGAGAACCCCGGTGCCGCGGAACGAGAAGGTGATCCGCGCAGCGTCGGACACGTCGTTCGTGGCCTCGATGCCCGTCACGATGATGCTCCCCGAGAACTTGCTGTCCGTGCCGCCCGCATTGTTGTCGATGAAGAAATCTGCCGAGCCAGCAGCTGCCGTCATGCCCAGCGGCGTGCTGCTCGTGTACGGATCGGTCGCCGAGTCGAAGACGGCCGTGTAGGTGCCGCTCCAACGCTTCCGTCCACCGAGGTACGCATCCCACGATGCAAGGCGCGCAGCCGCGTCGGACGACACCCCGTACTCGTCCCACGAGGTGATGTCCACCTCGTCGGCCTCGACCGAAATGGTCCACGCGGTCACCTTGACGGCGTACCCGTTCGCAAACACGACGCTTCCTTCGGTCCCAGCAACGACAGCCATGTGTCAGCTCCCACTCTCAAAGCCGCGGAGGATGAAGTCCATATCCATCCGCCAGAGTTGATCTTCCAGCAACGCCCCGCGGCTGTTAGCGAACACGGCCTGCATCGGCTCGTGATCGACGACGGTGAACCGCACCCGATGCAGTCTCGCCCGAAGCTTGTCCGCGATGTCGATCACGGATCGATGCCCGATGGCCTCGTCACCGTAGATCGAAAACTGTACGCGCGTCTCGTACCCGTCGTGCGTGAACGCGTTGAATGGTACATCGTCGATGAACGTGACGACGGCATAGGGACGCTGGACCGCTTCCGGCGCAATGCCGTAGTAGATCCTGCCCCCGATCGCCGTCTTGAACGACGACACGGCGTCCAGGTGGGCAGCCAGCCCGTTCCACACGTTGACCTGCAGCACGCCCATTACCCCAGCTTCTCCCCGATCCGCTGCAGCCGGCGGATAAAGTCCTGCTTATGTGCATCAAGGGCGGGACGCAGGAACGGACGAGCGGCCATCCGGTTCGTGCCGTACTCGAGGGCAGGGGCGTACTGCGACGCCGGCGACCCGCTCCGGTAGCCGATCCGCCCCACCGCCCGGTCACCCTGCCGCTCGGTGTCGGTGTCGAGTTCACGCTGCAGGGTGCCCGTGACCTGCTTCGGCGGCTCGCCCGGAGCGGACGGGTCCGTGCCGACGCGGTTGCCCGACGGCAGCCGGCGGGTCGGGTTGACCCGCAGGATGCCCGGCGTGCCCTGGTACCCGCGGAGGATGGCCGTGGCAATCTCCCGCGTCTGCCGCTCGGTCGCCTCCATCACGGCCTTGACGAGGGCGGCCGAAAACGCAGCCGTCTGATCGGACACGGTGCCGGCCTTGATGAACCGACCGTCTGGACCACGCACGGCAGCCATTACCGCTGCCGCTCCAACTCGAGCGTCGTGAGGCGGCCCAGCAGGTTGATGTCACGCACCGCACGGACGATGTACGCCGTCGAGCCCACCGACAGGGTGTCGCCCGACAGGATCGGCGTGCTGCCCGCAATGTAGGCCTTCGCGTTGACCACCTCGGTGTCCCTGCTGTACTTCGCCTGCTCCGCCCCGCTCAGCGGCTGCAGCCGCACCCGACCCGACCACACCGTGGTAATCGTCCGAGCCCCGGTCGTCAGCGACGGGGCACCTTGGCGGGTCACCACCGCCGAAGTCTCGTCCGTCATCGTCTGGATGCTCACGGGAGCATCCTCCGGTATCGATCGAGCACCGCCAGCTGAGACGCGATGTTCGCCTTGCTGACGCCGCCGGACAGCGACTCCTGCGCAAGCTGGTACGAGTAGTCGCCCAGCCGCTCCGCAATCACCGAGCCGTCCCGCTTCGTCGCGTCGTAGGACGACTTGATCAGCGTCAGCAGCACCTGCTCGATGTCGCGAGGCAGTTCGGTGTAGCCGGCCTGATAGAGCACCGAGCCCATGCCGCGATACCAGATCCCGCCCGTGTACGACGGGATCCGAATACGCAGCTGGCCCTCCTCGTAGTCCACCTCGTACTCGCCGTCGTAGTCGGTCCAGTACTGGAGCTCGACACTCGTGCCCTTGGCGTCCCAGCCGGGCGTCTCGATCAGGCGATCCGTCGGCACCGTCACGCGCGCCGTGGCCGACCAGCCCGACACGGCATCGATCGCCGCGGCCATGGTGGCCGTGTTCGTGTACGTCGATCGCGAGAGGGACGTGGTCGTGGTCGTCGCGTTGAAGCTCCGCAGAACCACCGCCGTGCTGCTCACCTCGACGTGGGCCATCGTGTCGGAGCCCGTGTAGGTGACGGCAATCGCGTCTTCCGGATCGACCGAGAACTGATCGAGGCGAGTGACATTCGGCTGCTTGAGCGTGACCAGCCCGCCGCTCGGATACACCCGCTCGCGGTACGTCGCCGAGAACAGGTTGCGTCCGAGGAAGGCCTCGATGCCAGCCAGAGTGCCCTCGATCAGCAGATCCAACAGAGCGGTGTTCTCGGCCTTGAGCGTCTTTTCGTTCGCTTGCCCGGCGATGTCCGCCGGAGCGAGACGCACCAGATCCGTCGCCGCGACTTCGTCAGCGGCAAGGATCGTGATCTGCAGATTGGCGTTGGCCGCAAGCAGCGACGTACGCAGATCCTCGAGCGTGTCGGCGAGCAGGCCGGCGAAGGTCACGGTGTCCGTGCCTTCGTCGTCACCGACGAGCGTGATCCCGGTATTCGTCACTTGGATCGTGCTCGTGGTGTTGTTCGTCAGATCGTCGTACACGGCCATCGCGTCGATCTGGAAGGCCGGATCGTCGTCGCTGATGCCGAGGTAGAGCTTCGCCTTGCCGCGAAGATCCGCGAGCTGTAGGGCTGTCAGGGCCATAAACCCGACGCCGGCCCGGAGGCCGGACGCCGGGGAACCGGGGGTCAGACGACGACCCGCTCCGTGACGGCCTGATCGGCCGACGCGGCATCGGATCGTGGATAGACACCGAGGATGATGACGGATCCGGTACAGGTACCGCTCGCCGTCATCGTGACGCCGAACCAGTCGTATCCCGCAGGCGCGCCGAGTGCGTCAAACTCGATCACGCAGGTGGAACCGTCATCGTCAGCCCCGAGCTGCGTGATGGCAGCACCGGGCAGGTCGAACGAGTTGCCGCTGGTGGCCGCGTCGTACACGATGACCTTGGCATCGATCGACGTGGCGACCACGTTCGTGTCGACCACCACCATGAACGAGTGGTAGTCGCCGAACCGGATCCGCGACGAGGTAGCGGCGCCGGCAAATGCCCTCGCGGGAATGCTGCCGATCACCGCCACCACGTCGCCGGGATATCGCGTCGAAACAGGCATTACGGAGCGATGCTGTTCGCAAGCAGGTCGGCCTGCTGGTACTTGGGAGTCGAGGTCAGAATGACGCCGGAACCTTCGTCGGTGCCAGTGGCAGACTTGCCGAGCACCATGAAGTGCGTCGCCGTGGGAAGAGTGGCGATGCACTCACCACGGCTGGCAGCGACGACGATGTAATCGCCGGCAGCGTCGGCGTCGCCGGCGGTGCCCTCGACCACGTCGGTCGCGCCGGTGCCCGAGGCATCGGTCGCAACCTGAATCTTGAGCTGCGATTCTGCCGTGATCAGCGCCGTGGTGCTGAACAGAACACCCAGGATCTGCTCGACGCCCTCGAGCGACTGCCAGGTGGCGGAGAACGCCACGTAGGACGTCCCGCCCGGATCCCAGTCATAGACGTTCAGGCCGCAGTATTCGGTGAACTTGGCGTTGGGTGAGCTACTCATGGTCAAGCCCTCTCAGCCAGGGACACGAAGGCCGTCTGAGTCACCGATCCGTCACGCGACGCGATCGGCGTGGAGAGCCACGGCTGGCCGTCCACACGCATACGGAACTTGTAGGCCACGGCGTCTTGGTCGAACCAGAGGTGGATCGAGGTCTGAGCATCGATCCCGCCGGCCTTCATGCCGAGCCAGTACTGGCTGAGGTCGGCGAAGATGATGTCGCCGGCGTCGCCGAGCTCGTTGCAGTGCTGGGTGACGATGACCGGCCGGCCGAGCAGCGAACCAAGCGGGCTGTTCGCCAGACCACCCGGGGCGATGTACGAGCCGATCGGGCTCGAGTTCGCCACCGCATCGCCGGAGTCGTCGCGGCCCGAGAACGAAAGCCGCATCAGCTCCTTCTCGACCGTGTGATGCACGAACCACACCGCGTTGGCACGGTACGGGGCGTACATCCGCTCCCACATGCGCTCGATGTTGTACTGGACGAGGGTGTCGGCAGTCTGAGCATTCGGCTCCTGGGACTTGGCGACTTCGACGAGAGCGTCCGAGTTCAGAAAGCCGAGCGGCTGGCCCGCACCGTTGCCCCGGAAGATGGCCTCGCCGAGCTTGAAGTCGAGCTTCTCGGCCGCCTTGCGGGACACGAACGCCTCAATGGCGGTCGCATCCTCGAGCAGTTCCTCGGTGACCGGCACAAGCGCGGTCAGCTTGCGGAGACGAAGCTCCTTCAGCTTGAGGCTGGGCTTGCTCTGCTCGTAGGTGCCGGCCTCGCCTTCCCAGTTGGCGAGGATGCCGCCACTGGTCTGCCACGGGGTCGTCTCGTCGTCCGGCACGGCCATGCTGTTGCGGGTCAGGGTGTACTGATCGCAGCGAGCCGCGATCGAGTCCTCGCCCATCACCTTCGACATGATCGCGTCGCGGAACTCCGACGGAACGGCGAAGCCGCCGTCGGCACCGACGGACTCCTGGCCGTAGTCGGTGAGGGTGCCCTTGTTCACCTGGTCCCAGCGGGCCAGCGAGTCGGGGATCCCGCCACCGTCACGCTTGCCGGCCTTGGCGACCTCGGCGTAGAAGTGGCCGGCCGACTTGAAGCCGCCGCGGGGATCGTCGGTGAGCCGGTCGTTGCCAACCTTCACCTCGTGCTTGACCTCGCGGGCGACGCCGCCGCCCTTGTAGGTCTTGGCACCCTCGAGGCGGGCGACCGCCTCACGCACACGACGATCCACCTCGTCCTCGAACTCGGCACGCTTCGCGGCCTTGCTCGCGTCGAGCGGCTTGCCAGGGCGGTTGTCGAACATGTCCCGGAGGTCGAACGTCTTGCCGTCCGCCTCCACGGTTTCGGTGTTGTAGCCCTCATCCCGCAGCCACGCCGTCACGGACGTGAACTGATCGGTGGGGCCGTCGTAGCCGAGCTCCTTGAGCTGGCCACAGAAAGCATCCCATCGCATTGGTAGCGATTCCCATGTGACCGATCAGATCCGCCCCACGGGTACCGCTCGAACCACGCCCAGACACTTGCGTCCGGCGTCAGAACTCGCGGCGACCGAGTGCGGTCGCACGGGTGCCCCCTCAGCGGAGGCGAAGCGTCTTCGTCCCCTCGACCGAGAGGACACGCGGCGACGCAAGCCGCATGGTGATCGGGCCGGCCGGCTCGGCCAACCCGTCGGACAGCATATCGTAAGTGAACGACCGGCGATCGAGCAGGCCGTCCTTGACCGCGGTGACCAGTGCGTCCTGGTTGGCCGGGATCGTGACGACGCTGAACTCGAGCAGCTTCCACTGGGTGATGACCCTGCGGACGCCTTCGCCGTGGCGGTCGATGTCCTTGCGGGTCGCCGCCCGGGCGTTCTCGATCGTGAACCCGACCGAGAACGCATTCAGCACGCCCTGCTTGAACAAATCGTAGACGGTGTCCGGCACCCACTCGGCCGCGTCGGGGTGGGCCGCCGGCCGCTCGGCGAAGACCATGTCGGCCACCACCGCACTCGGCGTCTTGCGAATGCTCGTCGCCTTGCCGATCGGCAGGGCCGACGCATCGTGGCCGAGCAGCACGACCGGGTTGGCCTTGAAGTCCGACACGTCGATGCCGGACGGCAGCAACACGTCGCCCTCGCGGTCCACCGCGATGGTCGAAATGTTAGCCGTCAGGGCACGCTCGCCGCGGCCGTCGATCTTCGTCACGCAGGTCTTGCGGTTCACTGGATTACCTCGTACCGCCAGTCGGGGCCGTCACGCTTCAGAACACCCTCCCGGCCCACGATCCTGCGACATTCGCATTCGATCCGCTCGAAGATCTGCGATTGAACTGCAATCAGCGTCGGTTGCTTGTCGCCGTCGATCACCGACACCCACGACATGGGCGACGGATCCGCTCGCATGGCCTTGTCGTCGTACCACCGCTGCATCACTCGCCCGCCAGCACCGGAACGATCGTGCATCGGCAGTACGGGTGCGCGTCGCCGCCGACAATGTCACGATAGTCGATCTTGATGCCGTTCGGCGGGCCGCCTTCGTAAGTGTAGACGCTGCCCGTCTTGAGAAACGACTCGCCGGGCGCGACGCCGGCCGCGTTGAAGTCGGCCGCCATCGCCTCGCACAGCGGACACGCATCGCTTGAGAGCAGCCATTCCTTGCCGACGACGATCTCGGATTGGGCGTACGCCTGATCCCGGCTCGCCGTCGCCGCGAACCCGATCTCCGTCGTGGCGATCCGCTCGGCCTTCCATCCGGCCTGATCGGTCGATGCACGGATGCGATCCGCGATCTGATTGACGGTCAACCCCTCCGAGGTGCCCGTCAGCAGGATCTCGCGGATGTCCGATCGCCACCTGTCCGTCGCCGCCCGGCCGATCACGCGGCTCTGATCCGCGATGAACGCACGCACGCGGGCGTTGTCTAGGTCGAACGCTACCTCCGCCCCGATCTCGTCCAGTGCCTTCTGGCCGCCGCGGCGGGTCGCCTCGCGGACGTGCGGCTCGGCGATCGCCGACACCTCGGCCTCCTCGGCGGCACGCTCGCTTTCAGGCAGGACCACGTCCAGCGGCGGCGGCACCACCACGCGATCGAAGATCGGCAGCACCGCCACGATCTTCAGGCGAAAGAAGTCCGCCAGTTCCTCGGCCAAGCCCTTCGCCTCGCCGGCGATCTCGCGCGGCTTGCCGCTTACATCGGCCTTCAGCCACATCTCACGCTGTGATTGGGCCTTGCCGCAACCGCAGCCGGAGTAGCCGTTGAGCGTGACCGGCGCGACGATCCGGAATCCCCGACGCTCGAGCTCGTCCGCGATCTGCTCGGCGGTCGGATCGTCGTCGTCTTCCGGGGCGTCCGGCTCATCGTCGCCGTCGTCGTCCGGATCGTCGGGCTCGTCCGGGCCGCCCAAGCCGAAGTCCGGCATCTGCGGTGGCTCGATCGCCCGCTCCAAAGAAACGACGCCGCTCGCCACCAGCGGGATGTCGGCGTACGGGTCGTCGATCGATTCCGCCCCGTCGTCCGCACGCACCTCGTTCACCGACCAACCCGACGCCAGCTTCGACGCCCGATCCGCGATCCGGATCGTCGCGTCCTCGCGGATCGGGTTCTCGTGCATGATGAACAGGTTCTCGCCCCACCGGCGTACCAGCTGCTCGTTGAGCACGTCCTCCACCCGCTGCACCATCGGCCAGATGGTCAGCCGCATATGGGCGTTGCTCGCCTCCATCGCATTGCTGCGGTTGACGTCGTCCGCGGTGAGCAGGGCCTTGGGCACGCCGAACGCCTGGCCGATCGTGTCACGCAGCTGATCCTGCGACGCGGTGAACTCGAGCTCCCGCGGCGACTCGGTCAGCTTCTGCAGGCTCACGTCCTCGCCACCAAGGAAACCAACCGTTTCCTCGCGCCGGAACAGCCGGCCGAACAGCCGCCGCCACTCACGCCGGAACGATCGCTTCTGTTCCTGCGAGAGATCCCGCTTGCTCGTCACGATGTAGTCGGGGGCACCGCCACGGCGGAAGAGCTCGTCCTGGAACGCGGCGACATGGTGCATCGAGTCGATGGTCTTCAGCCATGCCTCGAGCGGCCCGTAGCCCTCCCACGGATTGACCGGGTCGAACAGCCGGAACCACAGCACCTCGCCCGGGTCGTAGTTCACGCGATTGGTCGAATCGCCGAACTGGAACGCCCCGACGAACGCCTCCGGATCGCGGATGATCTTCATCTTCTGCGGCGGCATCCGCCACAGTTCCTCCGGCTCGCCCGTGCCCACGATCAGCGTGTACGCGCGGCCGAAGATCTGAAGGTCGGCGTACAGCGACTCGCGATAGCCGTAGCCCTCCGTCCAGCGGTTGATGTTGTTCAGCAGGTCGAGGATCGGGTGATCCATGATCTCGACCAGGTCGCCCTCGTATCCACGCATCGCGGCCTTGGCCGACGGCGACGGCACGACCTCGCGCCGGCCGTGAACGTGGGCCTTCGTCGCCGCGTCGAGGCTGCGGGCCTTGCCGTACCGACGCATGTCGCCGGAGGTGTCGACGGTGTAGAGTCGGATCGGGACGCACGCGGCAGCCGAGGCGTTCAGGGTCACGCATCGGTGAACCCACATGCCGTAGCGGGCGAGCAGTTCATGCGGGTCGCAGCGGTACGCCATCGGGCGCGACGCCTGGATGGCGGATCCGATGGTGGCCTCGTGCATCAGGTTCGGGCTGTCAGCCATTGCTCATACCCACATGTCCTCGTTCTCGACCCGATCCTGCCACCAATCGGCACCGTCCGGCCCGGGCGACCGCCCGCTGTCCAGCACGGGAGCCTGTGGCCCGGACGCAAGGCATCGCCACGCAAGGGCGAGGGCATCGACGCAGTCGTCGTGCTCGCCGGCGGGGGCCTCGTACCGGACGCCCGTTGCATGGTATTCATAACGGAACATCTCGAGTTCCGATATCAACCGCTTGCATTCGCCCTCGGCAGGGTACCCGATCCGCCCCTGCTGGATCGCCACGGCCAATCCTTCCATCAGCTGCTGCTTGCTCGTCCGGTTGAACTTGAATCCCTCGACCAGGGGGCACTTGGCCTGCAGCTGCTCCACGATCGCGTCGCCCACGCCCGTCGAGTCCACGGTGGCCGGGGTGTCGGCAATCATCGCGGACACCCGGGCCACCGTGTTCATCCAGTCGCTCTGCCACCGCTGGAAAGCCCGCAGGCGGCCCTGAGCATCGAGGCCAATGGCAACGGTCCAGTCGGACGACTTGGCCAGGTCGATTCCCCATGCGGCGACCGGGCCGGCAGCGTCAGGCAGATCCGCCCGAATGCATCGACGAATGGCCTCGATCCCGAACGGGTTGGCCGCGTCCGCGATGAACTCGGCGAGGTACTCCTGCGAGAACACGGCCTCGGGCAACTCGCCACGCGCCGCCTCGATCTCGTCGGGGTGCATGTGCGGGTTCGCCGAGGTCGGCATCTGCCACGATCGCCAGTCATCGTCGCCGCCCTTCATGAACAGCCGGTGGAAGTAGTTCATGCCGCGGGGCGTGCTCATGAACCACGCATCCCCGCGGTAGTCGGTCAACAGCGGGCGGAGGGCGGCCGTCCATGCCTCCTCGAGCTCGCGGATCATCGCCGCCTCGTCCACGATCACCCGGGCGTACTTGCGTCCGCGGGGGCCGTCGGGGCTGTCGAGCGACCAGAACTCGATGAGCCCGCCCGTCGCAAGCTCGACCCGCTTCTCTTGGACGGACACGGTGTAGAGCTCGGGCGACAGCCCCTTCACCCGGCGGAGCACATCCCGCCACACGTCGCCCAGCATCTTGTAGGTGGGGTGGAACCAGCCGACGGGCTTGCCCTCGAGGGCGGCCCGGAGGGCGAGGTTGGCACCGAGCACGGTCTTGCCCCAGCGGCGGCCACAGGCAAGGACGTTGTAGCGCCCCGCCTCGGCCATCACCTGCCGCTGGGCGGCGTGCGGCTTAGCCAGCCTGATCGTCGCCGTACTCAACCACGATCCTCGTCACGCCGTCCGGGTTGCCCTCGGCGGCCTCGGCGTACTTGCGGTCCAGATGCTCGTCCGCCTGCACCTGCCCGACGATCGACACCAGCGTCTTCACGCACGAGTTGATGTCGCGGGCGTTGCCGTCCGCAATCGCCGCCTCGAGCGCCCGGTCGAGGGCCTCCATGAACCGACGCTGCTTGTCGGCCGTGACGCCCCATCCGCGCGACACGCCGGCACGCAAGGCCGCACGATCGCGGCCGTCCGACATGTCCAGCGCGTCACTCATTGATCTGCCCCTCGATGCGACTGACCCGCTCGGCAAGCTGAATCTGCCTCTGCTCGATCCGCTCGAGCAGCTGACGCTGCTGCTCCATGTCGGCACGCAGGACGTACCAGCCGCCCACGATGCTCGCCGCAATCGGGGCGACGGCGAACCACGTGCCCGGCGTCAGGCTCGCGGTCCACTTGCCCTCGTCAGTCCTCTTGACCACCATCGATCCCATCCTCCGGGGCCACGCAATACCAGCCCTCGGGGATGGCGACGCGCCCGCTGCTGAGCGTCCATTCCCCCGCGTCGTCGAGATGGTAGATGTACCCAACCGCATCAGGTCCGATCCTGATCGGAGCCCCGGGCTCGACGAAGACGGTCCTGCTCCGCACGCACCCGACTGCGAATCCGGTCACGCAAAGCATCATCGCGACCTGCAGCCCTGCCCGTGCTCGGTTCGCTCGCCCGGTCGCCGAGCCACTCGAGGAACGCAAGGATGAACGCCTTGAGGATGGCGGCCCACATGCTACCTCGCCTCCTCGAACGTCGGCACCAGCCGCCCCAGGCGGAAGCACCATTCCAGTTTCATCCACCACGCACCGATCGGCTTCGGCGGTGCTCCGCGTTCGACATGCCATCCGTTGCCTCCGCTCCACTCGTCCTTGTACCCGGGCGTCCTCAAACTGAACACGTCCTGGTACATCGGACGGCCGCTTGAGGCGAGCCCCTCGACCACGTCGCGATGCACCCACGATTCGTGGATGTGGCCCATCCACTCGAGGTCGTAGTCACGCAGCATCGCCCGTCTGCGGTTGGACTGAATCGTGCCCTTCGTGACCGGGCCGCCACCGCCGTACCCGTGGTGATACGCGATGCGGAACGTGCCGCATCGTCCGCGTTCCGCATTGGGGAAGTGCAGGCGGATCTGAATCCAACCGGCGTAGTCGCCCTTCTGGATGGTCGATCCGGTGCGTTCGTTCAGCGTCGTGACGAGCCGCTCGGTGAGGTCGGTTTCGTGCCGCTTGCGGATGCTCGTCTCGTGGTTGCCCGGGCTCATCAGCGCCCATCGGTGGGCGTACGGTTCGTAGAGGGCAGCCGCCTCGCGGACGAGACTGTCCAGGTAGTTGAGTCGGTATTCGTCCCGCAGGCTGGTCGGATCGGCTCGCTTGTCCCACTTGCCCTGCATCGCACAGAACAGGTCACCGCAGTCGAGGATGATCGCGTCGCGCTCTTCCGCTTCCTGCAGGTGCCGATGTTCGACGTCGCGGCGACAGTGCCGGTTGTCGTGGTGTGCGTCCGAACGCAACAGGAACCACCGGCACCATGTGGCGCTCGGTGGTCCCTCGAGGTGAATCCTGGTTGTGCGCGGGTGCGGGCGTTCCACCCACCATCCGCGGGCCTTGTCAGGCCCCGACATCTTCCGACCGCTTGTCGTTGTCGCGTGCCATGAACAGGCCGATGGCAGCGGACAGGGCCGCGACGACGATGCCCCACTCGGGCTCGGTGGCCGGGTCGCCGTCGAGGTAGGCCGAGGCTGCAGTGGCGATCGCGGCGATGGCGGCGGCGATGCCGGCGGCGGTGGTCTTCCAGCTCTTCACGGGTTTTTCTCCTGCGAGAAAATCGGGGTTGGACGCGGCAAGGTCGATGGGAATGCCCCGGCGGGCGGACTTCGCGGGTCGGGATCCACTGCTCCTCTACCGCCGGACATAGACCGTTGGTGTGAGTGATCAAGATGGATGCCCGCCGGGGCTGGGTTGTATCAGTCCAGATCGATCGGGATCACCGTGGCCGTCAGGATCCATGATCCCTCGATCTCGCCGCCCACGCTCAGCAGGCCGACCGAGTCGTCGCAGGTGATCTGCAGCCGGGCATCGACATCCCACGCGGGGATCTCGATCGACCCGTAGCCCTCGGCCTCACCGGGGGTCGTCCCTGGCAGAATACCCGTCGTGCCGCCCGCGTTCAGCCGGACGCCGCCGGGGCTGAACCCGTCCACCTGCCGCACCCGGGCTCCGCCGAGCATGGCCAAGAACACGACCTGCGGGCTGGACGAGCCGATGATCGGCAGGTCGGCCACGGCACCCATCTCGATCAGCACCCGATCGGTGCCCTCCGGAAGGGCCGGCAGTGCGACGGATCGCATCGAGTTCTCGGTGTTGAACGGCACGACGAGTTGCGCGGTGAACGGGTACTCGCCCTCGCGGATCGGCGTCGCGTCCTGGACGCGCACAACGCCCCCCCGCCCCCCGTCGAGGGACTTGGTGGCCAGCGCCGATCCTGCCCCGCCGATCATCGAACCGGCGGCGATCAGGGTTGCTGCGTATCGCTTTCGCATTGTGTCACCTCGGGGTAGATCGGTCGCCCTTGTGCCTTCGCGTAGGCGGCGGCCAGGGCGGGGAAGTCCTCGACGCGGATCACCATGAGCCATGGGAAGCGTCGCCGGCGGATCATGAGGACGGGGATCAGTCTACCCGCCTCGTAGACGAGCTTGGTCCACCATGCCGGGATCCGCCAGGCCTCGCACCACTTGACCTCGATGCGGGCACCGGGGAAGGCGTGGTGGAGATCTTCGCCGGAGGCGACCCCGTTGCGTGCGGATCGTTCGGCGTCGAGGCCGATGGCCCGGAGTGCGGCGGCGGCCTCGAGTTCGCCACGGGCACCCTTGCGTCGTTGCGAGGCGCTCACGGCTGCACCTCCGCAACCTTCCGGAGATTCCGGATAGTTGGTCCTCTCACGGGCGATCCTCCTTGCCCTGCCGATCGAGCGCGGCGAGGAGATCCTCCACCTCCGCCCGCAGCCGCTCGATCTCGGCGGCAATCTTCCGAAGGCGGGTAGCGTCACCGAGATAGTCGTCAGCCTCCATATCGTCCGCCAACACCAGAAGGAACTTGACATGCTCGTCGATGACGTCGCTCACGGCTGCACCTCCCGCTCGGCTGAGCGCCGATCGAAGTACGCCTGCCTGATGGGGCCGGACGCATCCATCGCGGCGCACCATGCACTCGCCCGCTCGGCGAGTGTGGCACGCTGCTCGATCCAGTCGAGGATTGCAGCGCTCTCGGCCTCTTTCGCTTCGTTGAGCATGGCGAGCCTCCTGTTCTCCGCCCGCAGCCGCTCCACGATGTCTCGTTCGTCGCTCACGGCTGCATCTCCCCGAACACCCGCCCCGTCGTCGTTGGCTGCTCGGCCTGCCCCGGCAGCCACGACGGCGGCTCCCATGCGGGCACCTCGACGCGACGACCGCGGAGGAGGGCGGCCACGGTCAGGAGGGCGTGCCAATGATCGGGCCGCGTCTTCCAGCGGCCGAAGGCGTCGACGCCGGGATCGGACCAGACGACGCAGGTGTCGAATCCGCGGGCCTCGAGGGCATGGACGACGCCGGCGAACTCGAGGACGGTGGGCGGGCCGTCCTGGTTGCGGTGTTGGCCGGGCATGATCGTCCAGGGGATGGACTCGATCGAGTACGCATCGTCGTCAAGCCATGCGTAGCGATCGGCTGATGTCCAGACGGTGGGCTCGACGCCGTGGATGCCGTACAGGCCGAGGCGATCGGTGGCGTTGCGGAGGGCGTCGATCTGGGCGATCAGCCACCGCTGCTCGTCGGGCGTGCGCCTGCCGGGATAGCGGGCATGATCGACGGCGATGCACTCTGGGGCGCGATCAAGTCCGCCGAGCTGCTTGGCGAGGGCCTCGGTGGCGTGCGTCCACCAGTCGCGGTTCTGTGTCACGGGCATGACCGCGTCGTTGCACCAGTCGCGAAGGGTGACCGCGCGGTGGCCGTCGGACATGGCGTCGAGGATCTGGGCGACGACGCGGCCGGCAGCGGGCTCCGGATCGGGCTCGTCGCGGCGGAAGAAGACGGGCGGCGCCCACTCGATGCCGAGATCGTGGCCGAGGATGCCCTCTGGCGGTCGGGTGGTCGTGAGGAATCTCATGTGTTGCTCCTGTCGGGCGTCCATCGCAGGAGGCCCCTGGTTCGTGTGCGCGACAGCCTGCCGGGTCCGAAGCGTGCTGTCAAGATGGGAGGCAGGTCGCATTCTTCGTATTCGACGAAGGACATGTCCTGCGGGGTATGGCCTTGCGGGAGGAGAACGATCCATTGATCGTCTGGCGGGCAGGGGTGCGGCGTGGGCTCCTTGAGCCGGCCGCCGGGGATGCTCATGGTTCCTCCCGCTGCATGTGGTCCATGCAGCTGGTGTAGGCGATCTCGCGGCCGAGCGGGCTCCAGTCGTTCTGCCACCGCGCGAGGGCGGTGCGGACGGCGTGGCGGCTGACTTCGGCGACGGCGGCCACCTCGGCAATGCTCATGTCCGCCTGTTCGATTCCGATCCCGGCGAGCATGTCGAGGGCCTCGCCGGCTCGCGGGCCGGTGGTGACCTTCCAGGTGTCGCGTGGCTGCTCCACGATGGCCTCGATCGCGGGCACGAGGTTGAAGGCGGTGAGCCGCTTGGGTGGTGTATCGGGCATCGTTCCTCCGTGTCGGACTTGTCCGACTTCCTGAAGTGAATTCAGACTATTCCGATCGAGCTTGACAGAATCCCGGTCGGGCGTTAGCCTCGGCGCCGCTCGCCTGTAGGGCGGCGAGCGCCGGGCTAACGCCCGGGATTCGGGGTGAACCGGGTGAATAGCGACGTGAATAGCCATCGGCTCAACTCACTCCCTTGGTGAGCACGCGATCGCCGTTGAAGTCGGTGACCACCATGCCCCGCATGGCCTCGATCGCCTTGATCGTGTCGCGTGCGTGACGCTGGGAGCAGCCTGCATCCTGCAGCCGCTGCTTGAGGTCGGCGAGCCGGATGCCCGCCGGCGTCACGAACTCCGAGAGCACCCGCTCGAGGGGCCAGCGGTCGGCCGACGAGGGCGGCATGCCGTCGTCGAGGGCCTCGGTGTCGAGGTCGTCGTCCCGCACCCAGCTGGGGAACGACCACCGCAGCCCGATTGCGGGCGGCGGCGGGAACGACCGGGCCGCGGCCTCCATGACCACGCAGCCCTCGTCGCGGTGCCGGCGCAGGACGAGGTGGCAATCCGCCGCCCTCGACATCGAGCCGGCGCCGCTGCCCACGTCCGTCACCGTCTTGCCCGCCTGGTTGCCCTTCGACGAGTGGTGGATGAGCACCCACGCGATCCCGAGGCGGTGGGCCACGCGGTCCATGTGGTTGTAGAGGGCGGCCATCTCGGCGTTGTCGTTCTCCGACTTGCCTTCCGGGACCATGCGGTAGAAGGCGTCGCAGACCACGACATCCCACCGGCGGGCGGGGAACGACGACAGCCAGTCGCAGACGGCGTACAGGTTCATCAGGGCACCCCGCAGGCTGATGGCCTGCAGGTTGTTCTTGGGGTCGAGCCCGGCGGCGGCCATCGCCGTGCCGAGGCGGTACCGCAGCGTCGCCTCGTGCAGCTCGTTGTCCATGATGAGGACGCGGCTCTCGGTGGTCAGGTGGCCGAGCCACGGCCAGCCGGACGCGAGCGACAGGGCGAGGCCGTGGACGAGCCACGTCTTGCCGATCTTCGGGGGGGCGATCACGTTCATCGTCTCGCCGCGACGCAGCAGGCCGTCGATGATCGGCTCGGCAAGGGCCTCGGGCGGCGGCGGCGTGTCGCTGTAGACGACCTGCCAGGGATCGACGCCGGCGGATGGGCTCGCCCGTCTCAGCCGCTCGTAGGCCCGCTCCTGAGCCTCGTGGTCGTGGCGTGCCCACTCGATGCGGGTGATGCGATCGCCCACCTCGAGGTGGTCGTGGCCCTCGCGGGTGAGCCGCCAGCGGAGCTCCTCGATGGCCACGGGGGCATCGCGGGCGATCTCGGCCATGCGGCGGAGGATGGGGTCGGTGATGACGGTGGCGTCGGCCTCCTCCCAGCCGGCGAGGCGGTCGAGCCAGACGCAGACGGCCACTGCCTCGACGTCGAGCAGGGCGTCCTGGTACGGGGTGGACATCCATGTCTCCCTGGTTCACGACGAGAGCCCGCCGAAGGTATCAGGCGGACGCACTGAACAGGGATGGAACGCCTACACCTTCTGCCTTGAGGGGAAACACCGCAGCGGCCAGGTATCTTGTCCGAACGGCGTTCATGTTGCCGAGCACGATCAGCACGTCGTGCTCCGGCGATCCGACGCGGAGACGATCGCGGATGTCTGACAGCCTCATCCCGTTCTGGTACGCCCGGTAGATCTCCCACGCATTGAACTGCACCTCGACGGGGCACCCAGGCCCGTCTTGCCACCGCATCCGGTAGCTCATCCCCAGCTCGTCGCGCGTGAAGGCGTTGGCAGCGTCCTCCTGCTCAACTCCGGCCACCACGATATCGATCTCCGTGCAGGGCCTGCGGATCAGTCCAAGCGACATCTTTGCGCCGGACATTGCCGCCATGCTCTCTGCACGCCACGCGGGGCGTCCAATCTTGTTCAGCAGATCGACTCGCTTCGGCTGTGGAAGCACACCTTTTACCGTGATCGCCTTGTGCGCGTCACGGGGGCCGTCGCAGTTCAAGTCGTATGACTCCCGGCGATGGTCGCGGCGGCTCTTGCTGGCATCCATTTCCAGCACGTTCCACCGGCGGAACATCTTGCCGGCCACGGGCAGCGGCCAGATCCGCACAAGCCGGTCGTTGTCGTGGTCGTAGACGGCGCCGCACACCGTCAGCCCGTGGGTTTTCGACTCCTCCGGCATCGTGGTCGCCAAGACGGTTCCTGTAATCTTCATCGTCCAGCCTCCGCTGCCTCGGCAATCGCATCGGCGTGACACCGCTCGGGCGCACAGTGACACCCGAGCGCGCGGCCACGCAACGATCGCACCTCAGACATGAGCCGCGTCTTGTGTGGCAAGTAGTGATCGCGGTACTTGTCGCAGCAGGCGTCCCGGTCGCCATCGTCGTTGAGCATGAACGGATTGCCCCACGGCGACGAACGATCTACGACGGTCAGCAGGCCGCGTGATCGGGCGTATCCCACGATGTGGTGCTGGCGGTCAAGATTCACGACGATCGTTTCGCCGGCGTCGAGCCGCTTTCGCAGGTTCGTCTCGTCGTCGGGCCAATCGTCCGACGCGGCGGCCGCGGTCTGCCGCTGTACCTTGATTTCCCGCTTTGCGTCTTGCAGGGTGAGGACGCCGCTTCGCACCTTCTGAGCAGTCTCGGGAGACTCCGCCGCGATCTTCTTCGCGTCTTGAATGTAGCGTGCCGACACGCTCGCCGTCGCTGCCGCCTCGTCGCGGGCCTTCGCCGTTTCAACCGGAGGTGGCAATCTTGCCACCTCCGGTCTACGGTCGCCGCCATTGGCCGCCTTCCGCCCCGCCGCCTCGGCCTCGTAGAGCGGCTCACACCGCCAGCCGCAGGGGCTGGGCCGCGTCCCACATGGTGCCG